ATTGACATACGGTAAGAATGAGTTTAGCATTGATAGTCCGTATATACAGACACAAGATGATGCAGATGCAATGATGAACTGGATTATTAATAAATTAATGGTACCTAAAAAATCTGTTGGTATGAACATATTTAGCATTCCAACATTACAACTCGGCGACATCGTAACTATAGACTATAAAGATTCATCTGGTTTAGAGTTAGTCTCTAAAGATTCTTCTAGGTTTGTAGTTTATAATATAGAATATCAAAGATCAGAAAGTGGCCCAACAATGACAATTTATTTGAGTGAGGTATAAAGTGACAGTATCTCCAGTTCCACAAACTCCTTCAAACGCAACAGTTGTTTCAGCCTATTCTCCTGCACCAACTAAGACTGCCCCAATAGATACTGTTCTTTTTGATAATCAATCTATGTCTGTAGAGATTATGACAGACTTAATATTTGAAGATATTGGTGGTCATGAGTTACTAAGTGTTTCTAGAAACGACATTATAAATGGTCAAAGGGTTTCTTACTCGCCAATTAAAAATCTTGGCTTAGTCCAGCAAAGATACAACCCAAACAATATTTTAAGGCTACAACTAACATCAGATACATATTTTGCTAACTTTGCAATTAAATTTGAAGAAAAAGTTCCTTTAGAGGGTAATGGACCAAATGGTGAAAATGTTTATATTGAAGAAGAAACTGGTGATTTAATTATTGAGACTATTAATATGAATAGTGATGAACAAATAGAAGTTCAAGTCGCCATAAATGGTACAATATATGAAGCAAACTTTGGAGCAACCACGTCATGATAACTAATAAAGGTAAGAGTATAATCGGAAAGTATATGCTTGGTCAGGCCCCTGCATATGCTTCATACCTAGCCGTTGGCTGTGGACCACAACCACTACAAACAGAGGATGTTGCGGATGATTTTGCAACAAAGACAAATTTAGATTTTGAAATGTTTAGAGTTCCTATCTCTTCTAGAGGATTTATAAACGAAAACGGTATTGATAAAATTGTACTTACAGCAGAACTACCAACAGAAGAAAGATATGAAATAACAGAGGTAGGACTATACTCTGCAGGATCAAACCCATCTGCTGGTGCTAATGATAGCAAAACAGTATTTTCATTTGCACAAGGAGAAACTTGGGTTCACCACACGAACTCTGCTGCAACAGCAATACCAACAATTTCTACTCCTTTGGATGATCCAGAAGATGATAATGTTATTGCAACAGACGGTGTATTTCAGACAAACGCAGATAACTCTATCTTCTATAAAACAAATCGTCTTGAGAGATATGAACGTGCAAGATTTTTAAATAACACTATCTTGATTCAAGGAGATGATTCAGATTTAAGTAATGGTGGCGGTTCTGGTGGAGTTGATCATCTAGTTATTGAGGATGGTTCAAACCATATACACTTAACTGCCCCAAATGTTGATTTTTCTAAAAACTCTCCAACAGATGAATTAAGGTTTGCATTTTCTTTAGTTAATAAAGATGGTGACTCTATAGCAGTTCCAGACACAATTAAAATATTAATTGAATTTGCAGGTACAGATGTTACAGATCCAGATGTTTATGCAAGGTTTGAAGTTGATATTGAAAATGGATATGATGGATACGATTTTGAAACAAACAGATATTTTGTAGTAAAGAAGCAACTACAAGAACTATATACAACTCAAAACTTCACATGGGAATCAGTTACCGTTGTTAAGATTTATGCTTGCGTTATTGATACTGGCATTAGTGGAGGACCACTTCCTTCATCTGATTATTATATTGCCTTAGATGCATTAAGACTTGAAAATATTGCAGCAACGAATCCACTTTATGGTTTAACTGGTTATTCGGTTATTAAAAATGATACTTCTGCAACTATCATTAAATCACCAAATACAAGTAATTATATTGAGTTTAGATTTTCTATTGGTGTAACCTAATGGCTGATGCAAATATTAAAAAAACAAGAATTTTAAAATCAGCATTACCACCAGTTGATTTTGATACTTTGGCATACAATGCAAGGTATAGAGTTATTTCTGAAGATAAAAACAGAACATCTCACTGGTCCCCAATATATAATTCTGATGGGGCTAACGTTATTGGAACTAGTGGAGCACTATCAATAACTGAAGAAATAATTACAGCAGTTTGGGGAGATGAAAATCTTCATCCAGGATATGATATTTTTGTAAGTTTTGATGGTGGTTCTTTTTTTTGGCACGGTACTTCATCAGTTCATTCATATTCTTTTTTAAATGAAGGAACAACAACCATACGAGTAAAGATACAACTAGTGTCATCTAAAAAAGAAATAAAAGCAGGATTAGGAATCTTTGATTCTGGATCACAATCTTTGATATAATCTAATAGGAGGAATAAAATGGCAAAAGTACCACTACCAGAAAGAGGACAACCTCTTGATGTTACATATATTTATCAGTTAGCAGAGGCAGTAAATGATCTTTCTACCTCTATTTCTGATGCAACATATAACTATACAGATATTGACGTAGTTGGAGCAGAAAAGAAAAGTCTAAAGACTTCAGACACAAAATTTGTTGGGAAATATAAGTCAATTGCAAATAATGAAACAGTAACTGCGGGGCAAGAAAAGACATATTCTGTAACATTTTCTAACTTTAAGTTTCCTCCAATTGCTACGGCATCAATTGTAAACATAAGCGGTACAACTGCTGGATCAAATACAAGCGTTGTAATAACTTCTATAACAACTTCAGAGGTTCAGTTTATTGTAAAGTTTGGTACATCTGGAACAGCATCGGTTGCTGTTAATGTTATTGCAATTGGTGTACCAAATTAATATGACATGTAAAAGATGCGAAGGAAAAATGTTTGTTGATAGGATACATTCAAACATAGATCACTTAGAAACATATTGTGTCAAGTGTGGAGATAGAAAGTTTTATCACCCGCCTAGCGAATCTGTGGAGGGAAAATGGTTACTGCAAAAGGAAAAATTCAGAGCGAAGCATATAATAGCGAACCTGTAATTTCTGGCGGTAAAAAAATATGGTTTCTTAACGGAGACCTAGTAAGACTTCATCATAGTTCTAGATCAACAGGAATGGTAACCGTTTATAATATTAACAAAGATAGATTAGAAACTTGTTTACGTTCTGACTTTAGAAGAAATAGAAAAAAAGCCTATACTGTTGCAGAGACTGCTAAGTTAGTTAATCGTCATAGAAAGTATATGCCAAGATTAATAAAACGAGGAGTCATTCCTCCTCCAGTTGGATCAAGCATTGATGGAAAAACAGGGTTTCAAATAAGAGCATATTATTCAGAAGATCACGTTAGAGAGATTTGTGCTATACTGGCAACTATACATATTGGACAACCAAGAAAAGATAAATTAATAACAAATAACATGACTCCTACAAGCCAAGAGTTGACAAGGCGAATGGGAGACGGTATACTTACATATACGAAGACAGAAGATGGGCGATACATTCCAGTGTGGAGTGAGTCTATTTAATTATTGAATGGGTGGATAATGGAAAACGATAATACAAAGGTATCTGTAACACTTGGATATACACTTAATCTAGGAAATTTTCAATCACTACGCCTTGATTTAGGTATTGTAGATTCAAAGCGTGATGGAGAAAACATAGATGAGGCTTTTGGTCGTGTCTATAAGTTTGTAGAAGATAAACTTACAGAAAAAATTCAAGAAGCAAAATCTGAAATCTCAGATTAATGGCTGAGCGCAAAGACCGAATGGCTTTGCTCAGTAGGTTTAACAAGTTTTACTTGCAACGGTATGAGCAGAAGTCTAACATGAATCTAAACGTTGAGCAGTGGGCTGCTGATGCCCTTGTAGAGTCATATGGGATTGCTCAGTGCTATGATATTCTTGAATATTACTTTAGCATTGCACAGGATCCGTCCTGGAACTACTTTGCATATAATGCAGAAAAGATTATTAATGGAAAAGCAGAAGTAGAGCAAGATAAAAAAGATCGTGAAGAACGCAGGAAATTAGCAAAGGAGTGGTTGAGTGAATAATACAGAGGCAAAGTTAATTTCTGCAGTATTACAAGATAAACAAATTCACGTATTACTTCAAGCAAATGTTGAAACATTATTAAGAACACATAATGATGTATGGAATTTTATTCGTTTATATTCTGAAAATAATCAATGCCTTCCTCCAGCAGATTTAGTTACAGAAAAATTTAGAGACTTTGAGCCAGTTCCAGGAATTGGTGCAACAAAGCATCATCTAGCAGAATTGCAAACTGAATATCTTAATGACAGTCTAAAGGATATTTTACGCAATGCTGCAGGAGAAGTACAAAGTGGTAATGGTGGAGAAGCACTTGAACACCTAATTACAAAAACATCAGAGTTAAAAAAGAACACTTCTGCAATTCGTGATATTGATGCTACAGATCTTGACTCTGCAGTTGCATACTATGAGATGGTTCAACAACAACACATAACTGGTCAAGTTGGAATTAAAACAAACCTTCCAGGATTTGATAACTATCTTCCATCTGGAATTATGCCAGGTCAACTAGGTGTATTCCTTGCCTATCCAGGAATTGGTAAGTCATGGATGGCTTTATATTTTGCAGTGCAGGCTTGGAAGCAGGGAAAGTCACCACTTATCATTTCTCTTGAAATGTCTGAGACAGAAGTTCGCAATCGTATTTTTGCTATTATGGGTGAGGGTCTTTGGTCACACCGTAAGTTATCTAATGGAGAAGTTGAGATTGACATGCTTAAGAAGTGGCATGCTAATAAGGTTGCTGGTCGCCCAGAGTTTCATATTATTTCAAACGATAGTGGTGGCGAAGTAACTCCTTCAGTTATTCGTGGAAAGATTGATCAGTACCGTCCAGACTTTGTTGTTGTTGATTATCTACAACTTATGTCACCAAACCAAAAGGCTGATTCTGAAACGGTACGAATGAAGAACCTTTCAAGAGAACTTAAACTAATGTCTATTGGTGAAGAAGTACCTATTATTGCTATCTCATCTGCTACACCAGATGATGTAAAGGATCTATCAAGCCCTCCAACGCTTGGACAAACTGCTTGGTCTAGACAGATTGCTTATGATGCTGACTGGGTTATGGCACTTGGTCGTGCAACTAATAGTGATATTATTGAATGTGTATTCCGCAAGAATCGTAATGGTTTTATGGGAGACTTTTTAGTTCAAGTAGACTTTGACAAGGGTTATTACAGGTATAAAGATTATGAAGACAAGTAATATATACACACAAGAACAGATCAAGCGTGTTCTTGTTGGTTCTGGAGTTGACATTGAGGCAGAGTTTGGTAACGATTTTATAATCTTTTGCCCTTATCATAATAATAATAGAACACCTGCTGGAGAAGTTGCAAAAGATAGTGGACTGTTTTTTTGCTTTGGTTGCCAGACAACAAAAAACTTAGAAGAATTAATTATGCACATGTCTGGCAGAACATATTTTGAGGCAGTTCGTTATATCAAGAGTAAAGAAACAGAGCATGACATTGAAAAGTTAGTTAATAAAACACTGGTTGCGCCACCAGAGTTTGTTCCATACGATGAATTAATATTAAAAAGATTACATAATCAATTGCTTGCATTAGATAAACCTAAGAATTATCTTAAATATAGAAAAATAAACAGTTCTTCATTTACTAAGTTTTCACTTGGGTATTCAGAAAAACAAGATTCAATAACAATACCAATGCATTCACCAGACGGAATGTGCCTTGGCTTTGTTGCAAGAACAATAGAAGGCAAAGATTTTAAAAATACACCAGGACTTCCAAAAGGCAAGATATTATTTAACCTGCACAGAATTAAATCATCTGGTACAGTATATGTAGTTGAATCATCTTTTGATGCTATTCGATTAGACCAAGTAGGTTTCCCAGCAGTTGCAACTCTGGGTGCTAACGTTTCTAATTCTCAAATTAGATTGTTAGAAAAGTACTTCACAAACGTTGTACTAATTGCAGATAACGATGAGGCTGGTAATATAATGAAGGATAAGTTAGTTGAAAAACTTGGATCTTTAGTTACTATTATCAGACTTGATAAAAAATACAAAGATATAGGTGATATGGAAGATGAAGAAATTAAGAACCTAGAGTTCCAGTTTGACAAATCTATATCCGCTATGCTAAACTAATATAACAACACGAAGGAGAAAAATATGAGTATTGTAAAGGGACTGAAGAACATTGAAACCCTACTCGAAAAGCCAAAGTATGATGAAAATGCACCAAAGGTTAAGTGGCTAAAACTTGCCGATGGTCAATCAGTAAAGATCCGATTCATTGAAGAGTTGGACGAAGATTCTGCAAACTATAATGCAGAGCGTGGACTTGCACTAGTTGTTAAGGAACACACAAATCCAAAGGACTATAAGCGCAAGGCTGTAGACACAATGGAAACAGAAGGCCGTGACTGGGCAGAAGAAATGCACCGCAAGGATCCAAAGGCTGGCTGGAGAGCACGTCTTCGTTTCTATTGCAACGTTCTAGTTGACGACGGTATTGAAGCACCTTATGTTGCAATTTGGAACATGGGAATCAGCAAGCAGTCATCGTTTAATACAATTCGTGAGTATGCTCTTGAAACAGGAAGCATCTCAAATGTACTATGGAAGTTGAAGCGTAATGGTCAGGGTACTGAAACTAATTACACTCTTATTCCATCAGCACCAGATAAGGAACCATTTAACTGGGGAGATATCAAGCCATATCCACTAGAGTCTGCACTACGCAAGATTCCATACGCAGAACAAGAAGCGTTCTATTTGGGGTTTGATACTCCATCTGTAACTTCATCTACCAACACAGATTGGTAATATGAACTACGTAGGCTTACACGTACATACCCATTACTCACTATTTGACGGCGTAGCAACTCCAAAAGAGTATGTTGACCGTGCTAGTGCTTTAGGCATGCCAGCAATCGCAATCACAGACCATGGTACGTTATCTGGTCACCGTGAGATGTATCGCATGGCTAAAGAAAAGGGTATTAAGCCGATTCTAGGTCTAGAAGGATACATGTGTGCAGACATATCTGATAAACGAGATAAGTCTGAAAGAGAAGGTCAACAAGATCTTGTCTATAATCACATTATCCTTCTAGCCAAGAATAAAATAGGTTTGGAAAACCTTAACAAGATTAGTGAACTATCATGGACAGATGGTTTTTTTAAGAAGCCAAGATTTGATTTTGATATTTTACAAAAGTATCGTGAAGGTATTATTGTGACCTCTGCTTGTCCAAGTAGTGTCATTGTTAAAGCATTAGAAGAGGAAGAGTTTGCTCTTGCTAAGAAATATATTCAGTGGTTTAAAGATAACTTTGGCAGCGATTACTACATTGAGGTAATGCCACATAACGAAGCCCAGATAAACAAATACCTAATAGAACTTGCAGATGAGTTTAGCATTAAGGTTGTTGTTACACCAGACTGTCACCATGTTGACCAATCACAAAGAGAAGTACAAGAGTTTAAGTTGTTGCTTAACACACATGGTAAAGTAAATAAAGAAGCAACATATGAAAAGTCAAAGAAGCAACCAGACATGATGAAGCGACTTGACTACCTATATGGAGAAGATCGTCAGATAACATTTAACAAGTTTGATATCCACCTTTTGTCTTATGAAGAGATGAAGTCTGCGATGGAATTGCAGGGTATTGATAGACCTGACATCTATTCAAACACATTACTACTAGCAGATACAGTAGAAGACTATGAGATACAAGATGGACTAAACCTACTACCAGTTCAATATAAAAGCCCAGATAAAGAACTTGCTAAGATATCTTTAGAAGGATTAAAATTAAGAGGTTTGTCAGAAAACAAAGAGTATCTAGATAGACTTGATGAAGAACTTAAAATTATTAAAGATAAAAAGTTTGCACCATACTTCCTTGTTGTTCAAAGCATGATTGCTTGGGCTAAGAAGGAAGGAATTATGGTTGGACCAGGCCGTGGATCTGCTGCTGGTTCTTTAGTTTGTTACTCACTTGGAATTACAGACATTGATCCAATTAAATATGGTCTGTTGTTCTTCCGATTTATTAACCCAGAACGTAATGACTTTCCTGATATCGATACAGATATTCAAGATAACAGACGTGATGAAGTTAAAGACTATCTTGTTAGACAATATAGACACGTTGCATCCATTGCAACATTCCTTGAATTTAAAGACAAGGGTGTTGTGCGAGATGTAGCCAGAGTTCTAGATATTCCATTAACAGATGTAAACAAAGTTTTAAAGTTGGTAGACACTTGGGATGAATATTGTTCATCAAGGACTGCTGCTTGGTTTAGAGAAAAATATCCAGAGGTGGAGGTTTATGGTGAACAATTACGTGGTCGTATTCGTGGTACTGGCATACACGCTGCTGGTGTGGTCACTAGCAAAGATCCGATTTTTAGGTTTGCTCCAATGGAAACGAGATCTAGTCCTGGGTCTGATGAACGTATACCTGTGGTTGGTGTCGACATGGAAGAGGCTGAACGCATCGGGCTTATAAAAATTGATGCACTTGGTCTTAAGACATTAAGTGTTATTCAAGATGCAGTTGCTATGATTAAAGAAAATCACTACAAAGATATTGATTTAGATTCTCTTGATCTTGCGGATGCAAAAGTTTATGAAATGCTTTCTGATGGATATACAAAAGGTGTATTCCAGTGTGAAGCAACACCATACACAAACCTTCTAGTTAAGATGGGTGTTAAGAACTTTAATGAACTTGCTGCATCAAATGCACTTGTTCGTCCTGGTGCTATGAATACTATTGGTAAAGATTATATTGCTCGCAAACACGGCAAGCAAAATGTATCTTATACGCACCAGATTATGAAAGAGTTTACGGAGGATACTTATGGCTGTGTTCTTTACCAAGAGCAAGTTATGCAAGCATGCGTACACCTTGGACAAATGTCCATGTCGGAAGCAGATAAAGTTAGAAAAATCATTGGAAAGAAAAAGGATGCTAAGGAGTTTGACGTATACAAGGAGCAGTTTGTCAAAGGTGCTTCTGCCTATATTGCTCCCAATCAGGCTCTTGATCTATGGCATGACTTTGAAGCGCATGCAGGATACTCGTTCAACAAGTCTCATGCGGTTGCTTATTCTACGCTCTCGTATTGGACGGCGTGGTTAAAGTATTATTACCCCCTTGAGTTTATGTTTGCATTGCTTAAGAATGAAAAAGATAAAGATGGTCGCACAGAATATCTAATTGAGGCAAAGCGTATGGGAATCTCTATTAAACTTCCTCATATTAACGACTCTGATTTTGATTTTAAGATTGAGGGTAAAGGGATTAGATTTGGATTGACTGGTATTAAGTTTATATCAACTAACATTGCAGAAAAATATATTGCTGCTAGACCATTTAAGTCATACAAAGAACTTGAAGAGTTTACGTTTACAAAAGGCAATGGAGTAAACAGTCGTGCACTCAATGCTTTGCGTGTTATTGGTGCTGCAACATTTGCAGATCAGCCAAGAAATGATAATGAGATTAAAGAAAATCTTTATGAGTTTTTAAACCTTCCAGAATTTAATATTACAATACCGTCTCACTACTATGCATTTATTCAAGACGTAGACTCATTTGAAGAAAAAGGATCTTTTATTCTTATGGGAATGGTTAAAGCAATTAAACGAGGAGCAGGGTGGTCACGAATTGAAATTTTGGACAAGACTGGCAGTGTTGGTATATTTGATGAAGAGTCTACGACTATTGAGACTGGCCGTACTTATCTTATTCTTGCAAACGATAATAGGATTGTATCTGCAATACCTGTTGATGAGATAAAAGGATCTTCTAATGCACTAGTAAAGTTTTTAAGTTATAAGCAGTTGCCTTATTCTGAAGAAGAATTGTTTGTTGTTTCTTTTAAGCCAAGAATGACAAAGGCTGGAAAAAAGATGGCCTCACTAACACTAGCCGATACAAGTAGAGAACTTCATTCTGTAACAGTATTTCCTACTGCATTTCCTAGAGCCTATATGCATATTGAAGAGGGCAAGGCTTACAAGTTTAGTTTTGGTAAAACAAAAGATGGAACAGTTACTCTGGAGGATGTACATGTTTGATGATTTAGCAATTAGGTTGCACGAGGTTGCAGTAGAAAAAGGATTTTGGGATCAAGAAGTTGACGACATTTTTGTGTCTAAACAACTTATGATGATTGTATCTGAGGTTGTAGAAGTTCTTGAGGCAGTAAGAAAAGATAAGGGTGAAGAAGAAATTGCTAAAGAGTTTGCAGATATTATTATTCGTACACTTGACCTTTATGCAGGTATGGTTGAAGCAGGGTATACTAAGATGTCACTTGATTATGCGTTTGATGAAAAAACAAAATTTAATAAAACTAGACCAGAGAAGCATGGGGTAAGATTTTAATGGCAGTTACAATGGAAGAAGTATTAGCACAGTTAGATCCTAAACTAAGAAAAAGATTAGGCAGTGGGGTTGGAGTAAATTTTGAATACCAGCCTACTCCAAGTTTTGGCCTTAATCGTGCCCTTGGAGGTGGGCTGCCATACGGAAGGCAGGTCCTTATCTGGGGATCAAAATCTTCTGCAAAGTCCTCTATGTGCCTGCAGATGATTGCTATGGCCCAAAAAGAAGGCAAGGTCTGTGCATGGATTGATTCTGAAATGTCATACTCTGAAGACTGGGCTGTAAAACTTGGGGTAGACCCAACAAAACTAATCTACTCACAAGCAAGAACTATTAGTGATATGGTAGATGTAGGTGTTGGACTTATTAATGCTGGAGTAGATTTAATTGTTATTGATTCAATTACATCAATGCTTCCTGCAATATACTTTGAAAAAGATACAGATGATATGAAGGCTTTAGAAAATACAAAGCAGATTGGAGCAGAGTCTCGTGACTTTAGCAATGCGTGGAAAATGCTTAATTATGCTAACAATAAAGTTAAGCCAACTCTTCTTGTTCTTATTTCTCAATCTCGTAATAATATCAATGCTATGTATACTAGCCAGCAGCCTTCAGGTGGTCAGGCTACTAAGTTTTATTCGTCGTGCGTTATCAAACTATTTAGTTCAGAGTCAGACAATCAAGCACTTAAGGGAAAGATTAAAGTAGGAGATAAATTAATTGAAGAAAAAATTGGTAGAAAAATTCGCTGGGAACTACAGTTCTCTAAAACCTCTCCAGGGTTCCAATCTGGTGAGTATGATTTTTATTTTAGAGGTGACGATATTGGTATTGATGCCATTGGTGATTTGGTTGATACAGCAGAGTCAGTAGGATTAGTTAATCGTACTGGTGCTTGGTATCAGTTAGATGATGGCACAAAGGTTCAGGGTAGAGATGGTTTTATTAATCGTGTAAGAGAAGATCTTGATCTACAACAAAGTCTAAGAGATAAACTGGCAAATGGCTGATAGTAATTTTACTATATATCATGGAAAGTTTCCATGCAAAAAATGTCATGAAGAAGTCCTATCTTTAAGACTTTGGGGTGAAACTGGAGATGCAACATGGATGTGTTCTGCAAAACATGTGTCAAAAGTTACACTGATACCATCAAAAAAGAAAAAGAAAGATTTTGCTAATGAGTGAAAGATCTGAGTCAAAACGTATTGGAGCCAAACAACATAAAAACTCTGGTAGAAACAATACTAAGGGTGATGCATCTTGGAATAATTTTGTAATAGATTTTAAAGAATGCTCTAAGTCTTTTACATTAAATCAAGATGTTTGGGCCAAGGCTACAACTGATGCACTCAAGAAAAGTATGGATCCTGCCTTGATTATTGTACTTGGCGAGGGTACACAAAAGGTACGCCTTGCTATAATAGAATTAGATATGCTAGAACAGTTAATAGAGGAGAACAAAAATGTCAAGTGAAGGTCCACAAAAAACAACACTAGAACAAGTAAATGGTTTGGCTGAAATTGCAGAGTACATGAATGATGAAGAACTTACAGTTGCTCTTACAATGATTGCTAAGAT